ACCGGCGGCTGGGGGGCTGCGGGGTACGCCGCGATCAAGGCGGTCTGATGCCCTGGTCCACCAATCCGTCTGCGCCCTCGGGGCAATCGAGTAGGTGGTCGACCAAGCCCGATCCGCCCTCGCCGCCATCCATGGGCAAGTGGGTCTGGATGCCACGGGTCACTGTCGCGGACTCGGCAGTCGGCGCCGATCTGGCCCATCTGCTGCGGGTCGCCCACACGGGCATCGATCAGGGTGTTAGCGCAGACCTCGCCGTCGCAGGAGTGAGCCTGGCCGCCAGTGATGCCGGCCGGGGCGCCGACCTGGCGCGGGCGAAGCTGCGCGTGGCTGCACGAAACGCCGGGATAGCTGCCGACACGGCCCGCCCCGGTGTGCGCGCCACCGATTCGGCCGTGGCCGCCGAGATAGCGCAGATGCTCCCCGGCCTGGCCGCCGTCGGTGCCGCCACGGCCGCCGCCCGGTTCAGTCCGCAACCGGCAGCGCTGACCGCGATCACCGCAGTCGGCACGACCGTGGTCCCGATCCCGGTGTGGTGCCGCTATCTCGATCTGGCGCTGGTCGGCGCTGGCGGCGGCGGTGCGAGCTCGGGCACGTTCTACCTACTCGGCGGCTTCCCCGGCAGCCCGGGAACCTGGGCCACCACCACTTTGGAGCGCGGCATCCACGTTCCCTGGACCACAACAACCCTGACATTCGTCATCGGCGCAGGCGGCGCAAAGGGTAGCGGCGGTTTCGCCGGAACCGCGGGCGGCCCAGGTACGGCAACCACCGCTATCGGCGACGGATGGGCGGGCCTGTCCGCTGCTGGCGGCGCTGGTGGCCCGCAGCACCCCACCGGCATCAACGCCAACGACGGCCCCGGCCCGGGCGACAAGACCTACAACGGCGTGACCTACCCGGGCGGTGCCACGCAAACCTCCGATGGCGCAACGGGCTATGCGCCCGGCGGTGCCGGTGCCGGCGGTGCCAACTTCGGCGGCCCCGGCGGCGTCGGCGGCGCAGGCGGCGCCTGGTGCCGCGCATACCAGTAACCGCAGGAGGGACCACCCAAACATGGCCAACCCCAACGACATCGACAACTACTCATTCCGAATCCACTTCTACAGCAGACGCGAAACCTCCTATTTCGACATCTACATGAACGACGGCCCAATCGGACTGATCAACGGAAACTACTACCTCGACGCGGCCCCACACGACCCGAACGTCGGCGAATGCCTCCTGCAATACGTCCCCAAGCTCAACACCACCATCTGGGACTTTGACGACGACAGCCTTCCGGTCAACACCGAGGACTACCTCTGGTACCAGGTCAACGAAACCTACGTCATCACAGGCGATTACCAGACCTTCGGCGGCCTGATGATCGAGGGCCAACTCGGATGCGCCTACCTCAAATCCGCCATCGCCCCCTACAGAGACCACCAATGGACGACCGAATCACCCCGCAACGTCGCGCTGGGATACACCCCGCGCATCAGCGGATGGACCACCTGGGAAACCCCGTAACCAACAGAAAGGCCCCCGCATGTCCGAATACCAGGGCGCGCACCGACGCGCCTGCTGCGCCGCAATCACCGCACTCGGCAACCGAATCGGCCTATTCGCCGGTTCCACCCGGGTAGGCACCGCCTACGCCGACACCACCTGGGCCACCCCAGTCGATGTCACCGAATCCGGCATCGACAAGGCATCGTCCACCGGCTCGCTGGTGACCATCTCGGTACCTGGCGGCACCGTCGCCAACGGCACGGTGATCAACCGGTACGGCGTGTTCAACGGCGCGACCCTGCTGCGCACCGAGGCACTACCGGTCTCCCTGACCGTCAACGACGGATCGCAGCCGTTACAAGTCGATGTCACACCAACATTCAAGTTCTGGGGCGTGTAGTCATGGCCCGCCAGCTGCTCAAACACTCGGCCGTCTACGCCGCACTTGCCGCCATCTCATTCCGGCTGGGCTGGTGGGCATCCGACCGCCTGTCCTCCTACGCCCAAGAGATCGACCCCCGCATCGAAAGGAAGTACACCCGATGAGTTTCCGCACCGCCTACGGCAATACGACCTCCGAGAACGGTTGGCGTATGTGCAACCGGGACGAATGCGACATCGTACGCATCGACGAGCTGTACCTCGTGGACACCGCGCCGCTGCGTAAGGGCGCCCCGCTGACCATCCTGGGCGCCTGGCTGTACTGGTATGACCGCAACGTCGAAGAGATCACCTCGCCTGTGTGGGGCTGGTCGGCCACAAACGATGTCGCCAACAGTAATCACCTGGCAGGCACCGCTGTTGACGTGATGGCACCCAAGTACCCCTGGCAGCGGTACACGATGGATGCCGCCACGCAGGCCAAGGTCCGCAAGGGCCTGGCGCTGTTCGAGGGCTCGGTGTTCTGGGGCCGCGACTGGTCGCGCCCCGACGAGATGCACTACCAGATGGCCTGGCCCGAGGGCGACAAGCGCAATGACGCGTTCGCCGCCAAGCTGCGCGCCGGATACCTCGGCATCTACGCGCCCGCGCAGCCCCCGGCGGTCGATCCTATTGTGCTACACCAGCAATTCGTCCAAGAAGCTCCCGACCGCAAGCTACTGGAATACATCGCCGAACAACTCGGGCCAGGACATCCTGACTGGGCATCAAAAGGTATGACGCTGCGCGACAAGGTGTGGTCCAAATGATCCGCATCGGAGACCGCAATGAAACGGTCCGTCAGTGGCGGGCCGTGATGAACGACTGGTTCGGACCGCTGTACACCCGGCTGCTGGGGCCGCTGCCCCGCGACACCGACGAGTTCGGGCCGCGCGCTGCCCTGTGGGCCGCCGAATATCAGCGCCGCACCGGCCAGATCCCCACCGGGCAGGTGTCCGATGATGACCTACGCGCGCTGGGCATTGCGCCCCCGGCCCCGCCCGCCAACCGCCACCTGGGCCTAATGTTCCGGGGCACCGGAGGAGTCATCGGCCAAGACTACGTATCTCGCGTCATGCAGGCCGTGGCCAACCTCGTTGAGGAAGTGCACCCCGAATTCGCCGCAACCATGGGCGGACTCCCGGTCGGCGCCGCGGGCAGCATCAACGACATTTCGATGGCCAAGGCCGTCGACATCGCCGTGGCCGACGCACAACGCATCTTCGCCGAGCGCTACCGCGCCAACCCCAACATCAAGGTTGTCATCGGCGGATACTCGGCCGGCGCGGTCGCGGGCGCCCGGTTCCGCGCGTGGCTGGCCGAGCACTACCCGGACAACTACCTGTGTTCATTCAGCCTTGGGGACCCCACCCGGCCCCACGGTGGCAGCTACTACGGCGGTCCGATCCTTGCCGGGCAAGGCATCTCGTCATGGCGCTACGGCGACACAGGCGACTACCGGCACTGCTGGCTCACCGACCCCGGCGACATGTACGGCAACATCCCCCTCGGGGTGGTCGGGGACATCATGGACGACTGTTTCGACATGGTGACCGCATTCCAGATCACCGACCCACTCGGGGCCGCTGGCGCCATCCTGCCCAAAATCCCCGAAATCGCCGCCAAGGCCTTGGGTATCGAGCTGCCCGCCATATTCGGCGCGCTCACTGGTGGCCCCAACGGTATCGCCGCGCTCGGCCTACCCATGGTCCTCGGCGGTCTACAGGGACTACTCGGCTGGGGCGATATCAACAAGCTCACCGGGCCCGCGGCCGCGGCGCAGGCCGCCTTGATCGCGCTGCGTTTCGTCACCACCACCCCACCGACCGCCGCACACATTCAATACGAGTACCGCGAAGTATGGCCCGGCCAAACCTATCTCGGGCTCGCCATCCAGCACGTGCGCGACTGGGCCAGCCGCACCCCCGCCATCGCCGCGTAGATCAGTCCACCCCCGCGCGAGGAGAGCGCGCAGGGACTCCCCACACCGTACCGCTCCCTATCCATGGCGCCATCGAAAAAACTCCCCCTGAACTGCCCAAACGCAGTTATCCACAACCCAACCGCCGAGAGGACCGTCATGCACATCACCATCCCGCCCTGGCTCAAGGACGCCGCCGTTGACGCTGCCGAGCGTGCCATCAAGACGTTCGCGGGTGGCTTCATCGTCGGCGCCAACCTGGCCGACGCCGCAGTGAACGCAGCCCTGACCGAGATCGATTGGCAGAGCGGCATCAATGTCGGCGCCGGGACGCTGGCGGTATCGCTCATCTTCTCTGCGGCATCGATCAAGCTAGGCCGATCCGGTACCGCCTCGGCGACCAAGGCCGTCGTACCGTCCAGCCTGTTCAAGCTCGTGGCGGGCAGCGGCCGGTGAGCCCCGACCAGATCCAAGCCGTCGGCGGCGCCATCGTCGCCATCCTGGGCGCCTGGCAAGCCCGCACCTCGCGCAAAGTCCGCGACCTGGAAGCTCAACTAGCCATCGTCGTAGGCCAGCGCGACCAATATCGTGACAAACTCCGCGCAGCCGTCCGACACATCCGCGAATGGATGGGCTGGGCGCGACAACACAGACCCGAAACCCCCACACCCGAGCTACCGGCAGAGCTCGTCGACGAGGTGTAGAGAGCCCGCATTGATTGCAGCCCAACGAAATAGCGCCCCTCACCCTGACCTGGTGAGGGGCGCTATTGGTGTTTCTAGTGCACTAATCCAGCACGCGGGCCCGGCTTTGCGTTGTGCCGTTTCTATCCACCACCGCATCGCAGGTGTAGGGACGCATCCCCGTGTAACCACCAAACGCGTTCTTGGCGTTGACATTGCCCGTCACCGTAAAGTAGGTATCACCGCGGTCGGGCGAGTATTCCAGCTCGGGATCACGCCCACCTCCATGCGTCACGCCTTCACGGGCCACCTCATCGGCGAACTTCGCACTCTCCGGGTCACGCATGCGCTTCAAGAGAGCGGACTGGCATGTCTCGATCGCGTACTTTTGCCTCACTTCAACGCTCACACCAACGTTCCCGGATTGGCCCGACAGCCCTATTGCGCACGCCGCCATGAACGCCAGCAGCCCGACAAATACCCCCAGACACACCCACAACGCTTTCGCCGGGACGCCCATCTCTCTCGCCATGGACGGCAGATTACAAGATCACGCCCAGGTCAGAAGTGGTAACGGTAATGCCCACTGACCGGGCCTAGTGCGGTACCTCATCGAGACCGTTCTCCCGCAACGTGGCGGTTACCGCCTCGACAACCCGCGCGGCAGGCCAGTCATCCGGTGCCGAAATCAGGGTGCCGCCAGCAAGTTTGGTCGCAGTCAGCCGGTCAACAAGATGGCTCACCGTACCGACCTCGGCGCTGATCCATGTTCGGTAGCCGACGCCGATCTTCCAGTTGCCGCGGCGAGCAAGACGACGCACGTCGAGATCCGCGAATTCAGTGGTCGCGGGCTGCCACGTCTCGACCACCGCAGCTGTTACGGCGTCGGCATCCACGGACCGCAGCGCGTTCTCATGCGCTTCACGGAGCTCGACCGCCAGACGGCGGCGAGGTAGCCGCTGTCCGACAGCCGGGTGACCGGCTGCGATACGCACCAGAGGGGAAACACGGGGGCCTGCGCCCGAAATGGTGAAGGAGTAACCCTCACCGGGTAGCGCATCACCGATATCTTCCGATGCCCCTACGAATTCACGAACGGGATGTTTGCGAACTATGTTGACCAGTTCGTCGGGGGAACCTTCCCACAGTTCCCAACCGTTGTCGGCCGCAATCTGCCAGCTCGATACGTCGAAAGCTGATTGCAACGAACGGAGCAGGCTGTCGGTGCGTGCAGCGATCCATTCGGGAGATTCGCCAGCTGCTACCCGGAGAGCGAGCAGCGACGGCCGCGATGCGCCCCAGGCCGGGTTTCGCGCCTCGTTCACCACTGCCACCTCACTCATGGTTTCGGAGTGTAGATGACCTCTACACCGTAGACACCGTTTGAATCGAACAGGTCACGAAGGGCTGCAGCACCATAGGGATCGGATACGTGCCACTCAAGTCTCGCACCTGGTGGGAGCGCGCCGAGCTGTCGGTCAACTTGTTCGAGCGCCGACTCTGCCCGCCCCGTCCAGTACGCGTTGTCCGGCGCGAACGCCAAGCCCCGAAAGCCATCCTTTGCTTCGAGAAAGACCTCTTGCGGGCCGCGATAGGTGTGTCCGTCGAAGGAAACTGGGGCTCCCGTATCTAGATCATGTTGCACCCATTCGGGAAGCGCTCCGCTGGGTGTTCGTTCAATTCCGCCGATCTGCTCTTGGTACGGCATCCAGTCTTTGTCGAAACTGTGGTTGATGTGCTTCCAGCCCGGCTCGGTGTCGCCCTTGTTCCATGTGGCCTCGGGGGTGCCGGGCGGCCAGCCGCCCGGGTGGTGCGGGTCCCCGGAGGTGTAATGCTGGCCGCCGCCAGGATCGAACTCATATGGCGCAGGCGGTTGATACGACGGCGGGGTGTGGTCACCACCCGCCGAGGGGGCCTGATGGTCCATCACGGGCCCGGAATGCGCGCCGGCGCCGGGCTGCTCGACGTGCGCGGATGTCGGTTCGTGGGTGCTGGATAGATCATGGGTGATGGCGCGCCCTTCGGCGCCGGTGAGATCGCCGAGTAGTCCGCGCGCACCGGCTGCGGCTTCGCCGCCGATTGCCCCGCCGCCGAGGGCTTCGGTGCCGTGGATCAGGTTCTTGCCGATGAACTCGCCGGGGTGGTTGTAGAACTCTTTGGCTTGTTCGATGCCCATCTTGGGCGCGGCCAGTGGATCGCTCGTCAGCTCGTGAACCTGTTTGACTGCACCGAGGCCTACGTCTTTCCATGCTTCGGCGACACCGGGCGCGCCCGGACCTGCTTGTCCGGTAAGGACTTTGGCTTGCTCTATCTGGCCGTCAATGGTTTTGGTGGCCTCATCGTTAGCGCGGCCCACGATGTCGTTGAACTGATCACCGGGCGAGTTGTGCAACGACACCTGTCCAGGGGTGCGCATCGGATCGGCGTCGGGGGCAAAACGCGGGGCCTGCGCCCGCTGGACCGCCTCATTGACCCGCTGCTCAATCTGGTTAGCGGGCACACCCTCATGTTGCAGGCGCTCGCGGGTCGCCTGGGCGAACGCGGGAACATCGCGATCGGCCAAGGTGGGGGCGAGCTTGGCTGGTTTGGTCTTGTCGATATCCCCGACACCGGGCATGGCCCCGAGGCTGCCGAGCTGATGCCCGTCCACCGACGCGGTTTTTGGGTACAGCTCTTTGTAATTGATCGTCTCCGGGCCGCTGGCGGCTGCGGCTGGGGTGGTGCCCGCCGGGTCCGTGGCCTTGGGGTACTGCTTTTTGTAGTCGATCGTCTCGGCTGCTGGTTGGCCTGGCGTGGCCTCGCGCAGGATCTTGCGCGCATCGACTAGGGCCGCTTTGGGGTTGATGCGGGAGAGCATCTTCTCGCGCGCACCATCGGTCTGCGTCTTGAGTTCTTGGGTGGCCTTCTCCCACTTGGCGACATACTCGCGTAGTTCGCGCTCAGCGTCAGCCACGATCTGTTTGTTGCGGGCCACCGACTTTTCGCTTTCACCCTCAGCCGGGTGATAGGTCATCGTGAAGTCTTGACCGACCGTGACGCCCTCGCGCAACGCGTTGGTGACGATGTTCTGCCCGCTGGTCAACGGCGGCAACACCTCGAACTCGATGGTGGCGCTGACGAGCTTGACAACATCTTCGGTGGTGTCGTCGGCGTTATCGGTGCCCTTGCAGTCATCGGCGGCGGCTTCCTGGGCGGCGCCCGCGAATTGCCCAGACCAGTAGGTTCCGTTCGGGGTGGTGGCCCACCGTTTGTAGTCGTCGTAGGTGGCTTTCAACGCCGCCGTGCGCGGCCGCAAACTGTCCACCACCGCCATATAGTCGTTGGCCTTCTTAGCCATAAACTCATCGAGGACTGTCACGGCTGGAGCCTCATGCGCGCTGCGGCGGCTGGTAAATGCTCGGCAACTTGTAGTACCCGGCGTGCAGCTGCTCGGTGGTCAAGAAGCCCTTGTGCGCCTCGTCGTACACATCGCTGATCGCCTCCAGCCGAGCGGCGGCGATACGCTCCACATCCGAGATCGCTTTCGAGAAAGCCTCCAGCGCCGCCAAACCCGGATCCGCCCCAGGGGTCACATGGTCTGCCGGGATACGCCCCCGGATCTGCCTGGCACTCTCGCGCAGGTGCGGACCAATCTTGGCCATCGCGTCAAGGTCGGCCTGCAACACCTTGTCATCGCTCACACCTGCCCCCTTGACCGATCTGGTTACGGGGCACACTACAACAGCAGTAGCCAACGCGGGCAACAAGCGAGCGGCAATCCGTCAATCGTCATCCGGCACGGCGCGCAGGCCGCGGCGTGGGGATCGTGCTTGTAGATCCCGAACTGCCCCGGCGAAGCTGTCGGCCATCCGGCGCACGTAGTCCTCATCGACGTAGGCCTTGGCCGACTGCCGGCTGATGCCCATCAGCTCGGCCGTGAGGTCGACTTTCGCCGAAATACGCTCTCGCGCCATGGCCTCGGTCATGTTCAGGGCGTGCTGCTCGGCGAGATAGCGCACGAGCAACTGGGCGCGTTCGTTCATCCAGGGGGACCGGCGAGCGGGCATTCGGAGACCATATGGGCATCCCCTCGTGTCCGCTGGCCGACCTCCTAGATGTGACACCTACTTGTGACTGCGCTGTTCCATTCTTGATGCCGACGACCGCGAGGGGCACAGGTGCGACGCGAGCGAGTCGACGGACGCCGCTCCACGTCGGGTTGAGTAGGCGAGATACCGCATGGTGGTGGCCAGGCTCTCGTGCCCCATCAATTCCTGGATATCGCGAAGGTCCGCGCCTTCGTCGGCGAGCACGGTCGCGAACCTGTGTCGCAGGGTGTGCAGCGTGTACGGGAGCCCGAGATTGGTTAGGAATTCCGCACCCACGACCGAGACGTAGTTGGGTGTTACTGGCCCGCCGCGAGGACGACAGAACATGGTGCCGGGTCGGCTCAGCTGGATTGCCAAACGTTGCATGACCTCGGGGGCAACTCGGACGATGCGTTGCTTCCCTCCCTTGCCGTGCACGGTCAGGAAGGCACCGCCGCCTTCGTCGGGGCGAAAGTCGTTGCGTGACATCTGCGCGATCTCCCCAGCGCGCAGACCGCAGTATCCGGCCAATAGCAGCCATGCATGGATGTCAGTCCCGACGGGCGCGCCGGTCAGCGCGATCCGCAAGTGGTCCTCGGGGATGGGCCGGGCCATGCGGCGCTGAATCTTCGGTTGCACCAAGTCTTTTGCGACGTATTCGCTCGTGCGGCCACAGCGGTAGGCCCACTGGTAGAAGGTGCAAACATGCGACGTGTAGGTCTGGATGCTAGACGGGCACACCCGCAACGAACCTTGCCAGGCCTCAAGCTGCTCTGGGGTGGCCTCCAGCAAAGATGTTTCCCCAAGCCATCTAGCTAATCTAGCAATCTGCCCCAAGCGGTGCTCGATCGTTTTAGCTGTGAAGTTCTTCAGCTTCAGATAACGAGCAAACTCTGAGACGACAGTGTCATTATTCACAGGTGACATAAGTACAGCCCGTCCTTTTGCTAGGAAACCGAACGGGTGGACTTGTTGCAGGTCAGTTGCTTCCCCGAGCGGAAACCGTGACCTGAGCTGGCGCGCCGGAACGCGGACTTATACGGTTCATACTCGTGAGTAAGAACTCGTTCGGCAAGCGCGTGAGTACGACGCTCGCGCGCGCGGCCATGCAGCCATTCCCCAGCCTCCCTCTGGTTCGGGCTCGGCTCGATCCCAACTATGGGGCCCCGATCAAGGGCAAGCGCGTGCTCATCACGGGCGCATCGTCCGGCATCGGCGAGGAGGCGGCCTACCAGTTCGGCAAGCTCGGCGCCAAGGTCATCGTGGTGGCACGACGCGAAGATCTACTGGCCGAGGTGGCAGCACGCATCATCGCCGAGGGCGGCGAGGCGGAGGCCATCGCGTGCGACTTGTCCGACCTCGACGCCATCGACAAACTCGTCGAGACCGTCAACGAGAAGCACGGCGGCGTCGACATTCTGGTGAACAATGCCGGGCGCTCCATTCGTCGTAAGACCTACGAATCCCTGGATCGCTGGCACGACGCCGAGCGGACCATGCAGCTCAACTACTTCTCGCCGCTGCGACTGATCCGTGGGTTCGCCCCTGGCATGGTGGAGCGCCGTAGCGGTCACATCATCAACGTGGCGACGTGGGGTGTGCTCACGGACGTGGTGCCTCAATTCGCGGTGTACAACGCGTCGAAGGCGGCACTGTCGACGGTGAGCCGAATCGTGGACGCCGAGTATGGGAAGTACAACGTGCACACCACCACGCTGTACTTTCCGCTGGTCCGCACCCCGATGATCGCCCCGACCGAGGCTTACACCAATGCGGCCGCGCTGACCTCTGCCGAGGCCGCTGAATGGATGGTCCTGGCGGCGCGGACTCGCGTGGTGCGCATCGCACCCAGAATCTCGGTGATGTCGGCTGCCACCAACGCGGTAGCCCCCGACCTTGTCACACGAGTCGCCCGAAACGGTCGCGAAACGCTCGGATAGCCCGGCTTGCCGTGGTAGACACGGCTCATGGAGATCTTGTCCAGCCGAATACTGTTGCGGCCTAAGGACTATGACGCGACATTAGCCTTCTATCGCGATACCTTGGGACTGGCCGTCGCCCGCGACTACGGGGCGGGCATGGTGTTCTTCGCCGGACAGTCACTCATCGAGATCGCCGGACACGGTCGTCCAGACGGACCGCTGACCGCATTTCCGGGCGCGCTGTGGCTCCAGGTACGCGACGTCTACGAGACCCAGACCGAGCTGGAAAGCCGTGGGGCGTCGATATCCCGCGCCGCACGGCAGGAGCCATGGGGCCTGCATGAAATGCACGTCGCGGCGCCCGACGGCGTCACGCTGATCTTCGTGCAGATTCCCCCGGATCACCCGTTACGCAAAGACACCCGGCGGTAGCTCCCGCCGGGTGTCTTTGAGGTGTCTTGGCTACTTCTTCAGG